ACAGTCGATTGCCTTCGGGCGGTACTGCAGTGGCTTCGGCCAAATTGGAAACGCCACGAAAGATTGCCGGTGTCGCCTTTGATGGCACAAAGGATATTGCCATTACGTCTGGCGACGTGGGCGCTGTGCATCAAGGCGGCGGGACTGGTATGACAAACAATGTAGTGCATATTGGGTGGAGCACTAACGCCAAGCTACTGGCTCAGGTCGATAATACCCCGATGGGGGAAATTTACTGTGAGTACAACAAGCCCACGGCACAGGATGTGGGCGCATTACCGGTGACGGGCGGTAATGTTGGCTACGTGAATAACGCCGCTCACTATGGAATAAAGTCTGGGATGTGGGAAGGTGCTGGCGGATTTAATGCTCAATATACAAACAATGCTGCACCGTTCGTAATTCCCCGCGGACTCTTGTCCCCAGCGGGTAACAGTCTGTATTTCCCAATCGTAAAGGGAACCATTCAAACTGAAAATTATGGTTTTGATACTACTGTTAGTTTTGGTGCTTTAACGTCTGGAAATGATGATTTCGCAAAAGCAGTAATACACGTTATTGGCGATAACGGCACTCAGGGAGTCTGGTCGTTCAACCCGAATGATGGCTTATTCAGTAGCCCTGGGAATATTTTTTCTGGAAAGGATGTTCTGGCGGCTAACGCTGTATATGAATCAAGTGGAGGCGTTCGTGTTTATAGCCCCAATAACAAACCCACCCCTGCTGATATTAATTGTATTCAACGGGATGTATGCGATGCCGCTGGGTTTGAAGCGGGTAACGTGAACGTGCCTTATATGCGGCACGTGTGGTCGGGTCAAACAATCTATCTTGCAAGCAATAGTTGGGTGAGACAAAACTTTGTGCAGAGCATTTCGCGCGGCGCTCAGTCCTCAATGGTCATGGATGGGGGGATGGTCGAAGCACCTGCCGGGTGCGTCCTTACTGGGGGTAACGGTAATGAAGGTAATCAGGTTGGCTATGCATTGTATCGCCCTTTGCAAATGCTGCGTAACGGTACATGGGTGACGATTGAGGGATAACAAATGAAGAATAAAAATTGGATTCAATATGTGCCTGACGAGCCAAAACACGGCGCGGGAATTATGTATCTTCAGGATGAAGAGGGTAACGATTGGTACGATTCGTACCTTAAATTTAAAAAGAAATACAAATTCACCTACGAAACCGATACAGGTATTATTCGCAGCGTAAGTGAAGAGGCGGGAATGTTATATGTTTCAGGCCTTAGTGTTTCTGATACTGATGATTTACCCGTTGGTTTTGATATTTTTGGTAACTGGAAATATACCGGCGATAATATTTGTCCTAATGTCGTAGCCCTTATAAAAAATGCTGAAGTTCAGCGAAGCAATTTATTAGCTGAAGCTGAAAGGCGGATCACGCTGCTTGAACGCGCCATGCGGTTGGGCGTGGCCAGCAACGCCGAGAGAAACACACTCGACGCATTGGAGCTTTACACTATTACGTTAAGCCGCCTGGATATATCAAGTGCACCAGCCATTTCATGGCCTGCGGTACCGGAATAAGTTACCAGCGATGACATATTTCAAGACAAGCCCCTATTGGGGCTTTTTTGTTTTCTATCCTGGAAAAAATTGCTCTTATTCCCCTTCTGTTGTGCCACTCCCTCTACGCCTGCCATCGAATGCGCTTTCTGTTGCGAATCGGCATCCTTGCTTCACCCCCCACAAAAGAGAGAGTCACCCCGATGGCTGATTATCACCACGGCGTACGCGTTGTTGAAATCAATGACGGCACCCGCGTTATTTCTACTGTTTCCACTGCCATTATCGGCATGGTGTGTACCGCGAAAGACGCGGATGCCACCCTGTTTCCGCTCAACACCCCGGTTCTGATCACCGACGTTCTGGCCGCCAGCGGCAAGGCGGGTAAAACCGGTACTTTGGGCCCGGCCCTGCTGGCGATTGCCGATCAATGTAAACCAGTGACCGTAATCGTTCGCGTTGAGGAAGGCGAAGATGAAGCGGCGACCACCACCAATATTATCGGCGGTTCTGATGCCAATGGCCGCTACACCGGCATGAAAGCCCTGCTTTCTGCCCAGGCTGAACTGGGCGTTAAACCCCGTATTCTCGGCGTTCCGGGTCATGACAATCAGGCGGTGGCCACGGCGTTAGCCGCGGTTTGCCAGCAGCTGCGCGCCTTTGGTTATGTCAGCGTATTTGGTGCTAAAAGCATTGCCGATGCCATTAAATATCGCGATAACTTCAGTCAACGTGAACTGATGCTGATTTGGCCTGACTTCGTTAACTGGAACACCACCACCAGCCAGTCAGATACCGCTTACGCTTCGGCACGCGCTCTGGGCCTGCGTGCCAAAATCGACCAGGACACTGGCTGGCATAAAACGCTGTCCAACGTTGGCGTCAACGGCGTGACCGGTCTTTCCGCCAGCGTATTCTGGGATTTACAGGCGACCGGCACCGATGCCGATCTGCTGAATGAGGCCTGCATTACCACGCTGGTGCGCAAAGATGGCTTCCGCTTCTGGGGCAACCGCACCTGTAGCGATGACCCGTTGTTCGCATTCGAAAACTACACCCGCACCGCGCAGATCCTGGCTGACACCATGGCCGAAGCGCACATGTGGGCGGTCGACAAGCCGATGACCCCTTCCCTGATCCGCGACATGATCGACGGCATCAAAGCCAAAATGCGCGAAATGAAATCCGCCGGTTACATCATCGATGGCAACTGCTGGTATGACGAAACGGCTAACACGCCGGAGTCACTGAAAGCTGGCAAGTTGTACATCGATTACGACTACACACCGGTCCCACCACTGGAAGATCTGACCCTGCGCCAACGCATCACCGACAAATACCTGGTGAACTTTGCCGCTTCCGTGAACAGCTAAGGAGATTTTGACTCATGGCACTCCCTAAGAAATTGAAATATCTGAACCTGTTCAACGACGGGAACAGTTACCTCGGTGTGGTTTCCTCACTGACCTTACCAAAACTGACTCGCAAGCTGGAAAAATACCGGGGCGGCGGTATGAGTGGTGCTACCTCCGTAGACTTCGGTCTGGATGATGACGCGCTGGCCCTGGAGTGGTCTATCGGCGGCATTGATGAGTTGGTGCTGCAGCAATGGGGCAGTACGGCAGATATTCCCCTGCGCTTCACCGGCTCCTTCCAGCGCGACGACACCGGTGAAATTTCCGCTGTAGAAGTGGCAATGCGCGGCCGTCACAAAGAGTTTGATTTTGGTGAATACAAACAGGGTGAAGATAGCGAAACCAAAATCACCACTGACTGTACTTACTTCAAACTGACCATCGACGGTAAAGAGCTGATTGAAGTCGATACCGTCAACATGCTGGAAATCGTCAACGGTGTTGACCGTCTGGCGGAACACCGCACGGCGCTCGGCCTTTAACTCTCTATAGCCGGCAACGTTTTGCCGGCTCCTTTTCTGATTAACAGGATCCCTCATGAATCCCGATGAAAATAGTGTCGTTCTTGATGTACCGCTTAAGCGCGGCGACGTTGAAATCACTGAAATCCAGGTCACCAAACCGAATGCCGGCAGCCTGCGTGGCATTGGCCTGGCGGCACTGGCCAACGCTGACGTTGATGCGCTGATCACCATTTTGCCGCGTATCACCTATCCCAACCTGACGAAAGAAGAGTGCGCCCGCCTCGAGTTACCCGACCTTATTGCACTGGCGGGCAAGGTGATCGGTTTTTTATCGCCGAAGCAGGCCGGGTAAATATCGATCCCCGTCTGACCGTTGATGATCTGATGGCAGATATCGCGGTGATCTTTCATTGGCCGCCGTCCGAAATGGACGGCATGTCACTCACAGAACTGATGAACTGGCGATATAAAGCGTTGCAACGCAGCGGAGTAAAAATAGATGAGTAATCTCGACAAGATCCCGGCGACGTTGGGGAAAATCATTCAGCAGCTCCAGCCGTTGAAAAAAGCCACCTCTGATGTCTGGAAACGTTTTACCCAACTACCGCAACAAACCTTGTTTAGCCGGATGTCAGAAGATATCAACAGCGCGTCCGGAGAACTCCAGGGGTTTGAGAAAGGGTCGCACGTATTAGATAACTTAGCTGCGGGCCAAAACCAAGTCACGGCCAATGGCCCGGGTCTCCTTCGACGCACAAAATCTGCTGAGACGAGCAACCAGAAGCAATTGACAGGCCGCTCTCTGGAAATCTTCCAGCGGTCACACATTGAGAGCCAAAAGCAACAAGGCAATGACGCAGGCCAGCAATACAAATTCCGGACACACAAAATTGAACAGCTGAAAAACACCAGCTCATCGATGGTCGCCTTCGCGCAACCTAAACTCGAACTGGCGAAAAGTATTCTGCAACCCGGCGCTGATTTGCAAAAAGGCTTATCCGAAATACAGGCAAAACTTGGCCTGCAAAAGAGCGATCCGCGCCTGGCTGCACTGCGCCAGCAAACGCTCTCCATGGCGAACAGCGGCCACAGCCCTGCTGACGTTGTTGCTGAGCAAAGCAAGCTGGCGACGAGTGGCCTGAATGCGGATCAAATTCTGGCCCAGACGCCGACGGCGCTAAACGGTGCCACCCCGGCGGCGCAAACCGAAGTGCGGGTAAAAGGCGACAATCTCGACGGTGATATCACCAAGCTGTTCGCCACCTGGGACACGATTCGAATCAATCTGTTTGAGGGGCAAAGTGCCGCGTTGCGTGAACTGACACAAACAGCGACCGGATGGCTGAACACCCTCAATACCTGGATCACTGAAAACCCTTTGCTTGTAAATTCGTTACTGAGTCTGGCGCTCGGTATAACGGGGATTATTGGCGGGTTGGGATTTTTAGGCACCGTGATCGCCCCAGTGCTGAGTGGTGTAAACCTGTTAATTGCTGGCGCGGGACTGCTGGGTACCGTATTTACCGGCGCCGGTGGGATCATGGGCGCTGCGTTTGCCTTAGTGGGCGCACCCGTGATTGCTCTGATCACTGTGATTGCAGGTATAGGTCTTGCCGTCGTCAAACTGTGGGAGCCCATCAAAGCTTTTGTTGGCGGAGTCATTGAGGGTTTTAGCGCGGCAATGGGGCCCGTCAGCGATGCTTTTTCTCCCTTCAAAGCCGCATTTGGGTGGATAACGGATCTGTTCAAACCCATTAAATTTTCTCAGGATGTACTGAGTGATTTCAGTGAAGTGGGCAGAAAAGTGGGTGCGAGCATCGCTGAAATCTTTGTCACGTTGAACAAAGCATTCTCACAAATAGGCGAACTGCTTACCCTTGCTCGCAAAGGCATTGATTGGGTGTTTGGCTGGGATAAAAACGATGATAAGGATGCATCAAGCAACGATGCATCTCCGTTCAGTAACGGCATTTCTCCCACGGGCGGCACCTTAAATCTGTATCAGCCCGCGACACCACACGTGGCAACAAATCTTACAGACAGCCGGACAACGACTCAGAACTTTGCCTTCTATGCGACGCCTGATACCGATCACAAACAGCTGCAGACTGCCGTCATGGAGGCATTGGATCAACAAAAATGGAATGAAACCAATTCATTACTTAGCCAGTACGATTATGGAGGGCGTTACGCATGATGATGACTCTGGGATTATTTGTTTTCAAACTCAGGACCCTGCCCTACCAGACGCTAAAAAGAGACGTGGGGTATAGCTGGGCCGAGAACGCACGGGTGGGACAACGTCCTGTTACGCAATATCTCGGTTTAGGCACTGAAACTATTACCTTATCCGGACAACTTCTGCCGGAGATCACTGGCGGCCAGCGCTATCTGCACGTTTTTGAAAGCATGGCTGACTCTGGCCGTGCATGGCCGCTCATTGAAGGCAGCGGCACAATTTACGGCATGTTTGTAGTTCAAAAAATCAGCCATTCAAACTCTCAACTCAACCCTGACGGACGTGCCCGCACGATTAGTTTCGACCTGACCTTAAAGCGTGTTGATGAATCTTACGTAGCCATGCTGGGTGATTTGCAGGAACAAGCTAACGGCCTGTATGAAAAAGCGAGTAAGACCCTACAACAATTTTATCCTGGCGGACTCAGCACATGATCACTCAACTTCAGTTACCGGCAGGGGCCAAAATCATGCCGGATTTTACGCTGAGCGTAAAAGATAAAGCGCTGGAAAAAAGCGTTCGTGAAAGAGTTATGTCGATCAAAATGACCGACAACAGCGGCTTTACTGCTGATACCCTGGAAGTCATTTTTGATGACAGCGATGGCGCTTTTCAGATGCCGGAGCGAGGAACAGTATTACATTTACGCCTGGGCTGGTTGGGTCAGGCGCTATATGACTGTGGCGCATTTATTGTTGATACCATTACCCACAGCGGTGCACCAGACAAGCTGAGTATTGTGGCCAGAAGCGCTGATTTTCGTGGAAGCTTTGATACTAAGTGCAGTTATTCTTATGACGACACAACCCTTGGCGCTATTGTTCGCCTGATTTCTCAACGTAATAAACTCCTGCCGCCGCAGCTATTGCCCGAGCTTGATGCCATTACCATTACGCATATCGATCAAACCAATGAAACCGACGCCTATTTTCTGATGCGTCTGGCCCAGATGAACGGTGCGCAGGCCACGGTAAAACAGGGAGCGATCATTTTTATCAAGCCAGGTTATGGCCTGACCGCATCGGGAAAAGCAATACCCTGGATGCGTATTAGCCGGTCAGATGGGGATTCTCATTCCTTCAAAATCATGGATAAGCAGGCTTACTCCGGCGTCACGGCCATCTGGCATGATGTCAAAAAAGCCCAGTCCCCTCAGGTCGCCCTCCAACGTAGCAGTACAAACGCTGGCGTTGCGAGTTCACCGCATCCAGCGTCGAAAGTGAGTAATGAAAGTGCGGGGAATGATGCCTCAGAACAGAGTTATATAGTCGGCTCTAATGAGAACCTTTTAGTACTGAGCAAAATTTATGCTGACCAGGCATCTGCTACACGGGCCGCTGACGCTATTTTCAAGCAGATACAGTCTGGTTCTGCGGCGTTTAGCATAAAGCTGGCTTTAGGCAGGGCTGATCTTTTTCCTCAAACCCCCGTTGTCGTCAGTGGTTTCAAAGATGTCATCGATAGTCAGCGCTGGATCATTGATTCAGTCGTGCACGATGTCGCTGACAAAGGATTCGTCACCACCTTGAATTTGAAAGTTTATATTGATGGAATTACCTATCAGGCCTCAATTGCATGACTTAAACTTGCATTTGCGAGCAAATCATTACATAATCATCTCAACGCTCACCAACAAGCCGGAGGTTTTTATGATGCATTGCCCACTGTGCGGTAAGGTCGCCCACACCCGTTCAAGCCGCTATCTCAGCGAATCGACCAAAGAACGTTATCATCAGTGTCAGAATATTGAGTGCAGCTGTACATTTGCCACCCATGAATCCGTCGCCCGTGTAATTTCCAAACCGGGCATGAATTTGCAAGCAGGAATGCAACCTGCCTGATTCAGCGGCTAATAAAGCGATACCCTCTTTTTGCTCCCCCCTTTGCCTGCTCACCCTGCAGGCTTTTTTATGTCGCCAATTTTATGATTACTGAGCATAAAAAAAGGGGTTAGCCGATGGCTAACCCCTTGTTCGATATTAACTAGTCGATGTCGCGTTAGCGATACCTTAGCCAAGACGCTCTTTGATACGCGCTGACTTACCAGTACGCTCACGCAGGTAGTACAGTTTAGCTTTACGAACGGCACCACGACGTTTAACAGCAATGCTGTCGATTACTGGGGAGTGAGTCTGGAATACACGCTCAACACCTTCG